TACATTAGAAACCTCTGTCTTGAATGTCTTCTGAGAATACAAGTTTTGTTTCCATGAAACTAACTTTTAATTCTGTTGCAACGTTGCTAGATCCTTCAAATGTTGCATAAACATTGTCAGGAGTATAGTTCACGTTGACATCTGTAATTGCACACATCTTATACCTAGGAAGGTATTGATTTCTTGAGCTACCTCTCATGTAGTTAACTGCACAAACTTTAGGAACTTGAATGAACCCAGCCTGTAGTGCATCATTACTCTGACCAAAAACTTTAACGTCTTTACCTAAGTTGTATTGAGGTAACATTGCTTTCTTAAATACTTTTATGATAGATTCTATGTTTAAAACGTCTTGGTTATCATATGGTGTCATCTTAAATGTAAGATCAAATGTTCTTAGTTCCATGCTTTGAAACAGAACTTCCACGTTTGGGTTTCTTGCAACGCCAGAGATACCACCAAACAAATCACCCGCAGAAATAGTATCTCCTGTTATTTTTTGAGCAAGACCAGTAACAATTGCAGCAGCTGCTTCTACCTGTGTTTTCTCAAGTTGTTGATCTAGCAACTTTCCTGCACTTTGTATTTTTTTAATGGTACCTTCTTTACCAGCAGCTGCAATCATTCCAGTGGTCATTGCTCCAAACTTTTTACCTTCCCACTTTGCAGCAAAGGCGTCTTGGATATCCTGTGGCATATACAAGAGAATTTGTGGGTATGCCTTGTCTTTAAAATATTCTCCGTTAAATCCACTAGAGTTGTAAGACTCTATAGTTCTGTTAATATATGATGCACCTTTTACCTCAGTTGTTGGGTTTTTATTTTGGAAAGGTGGTTTGTAATCATAGAAATCAAACGCCACAAAGTCTTCACCCTCATCAATCAACATGTCATGAGGAAATCTAAGGGAATTACCAGTACCTTCAACAGTAGTTCCATCTGCTTTGATTGTAGCTACTGTTTCTAAGAGAGGATTGAAATCTTTGTATGGTTTATCAACACCTTTTGGATCAAACTCTCTTGCGTTTTTAGGTCGTACATTACTACCAGGACTAGTCCATCTGGTGCCAGTCCACACAGGATATCTGGCACCTCTGGAGGTGTTTACCTTTTTATATTCACCTACCTGTGGTTCAATTGCCATTACTTAGCCATCTCCCTAGATTTTGTTGTACCATAACCTTGAACAACTCTTTGTCCTCTAATTTTGTCATAGAAGTTTTCATTGGTGTCTGCCCAGACATCTTCCTTAGAAATAGGGAATGCCATACCATTCATATCTTTCACGAAATCTTCTGTTGGTAATAGGATAGCAGTATCCCACTCATCAGCAGCTAGATCCAACAACAAACCATCAACATGGGGCTGTAGGTATTTATGGAAACACTTCTTAGGAAAGTCAATTCTACCTTGTAATAATTTTTTAGTAGCTTGAATTCTTTTCTTTGGTGTTAGATAATGTAAGTTCAATCCCCAGAACTCACTTCTGGATGCTTTTAAAACATATACAAGTGGAAACTTGTCATAGTAAGGCAAATGTCTCATCTTTGCCTTGTATTCAAACATGTAAAGGTGACCTTGCACAGTATATCTACGAAGTTCGTTGGCATCTTGCTGTTCTACAGCACCAACTTTGTCACTCCTTTCATTTAATATATACTTTTTAAAATTTTTATTATATGAACTAGCTTCTGCCTTTACAGCAGCACGGTACCATGCTAGTGATTTTTTTTCTCCTCCAGTTTTAGCACTTATTCGTTCAAAAAGTGTTTTGTAACCTGGATTTGTGTTTACGTTGTTCCGTTGTACGGACGCGAATCCTGTTGCCATTTTTTCATACTCCTAAATGATCCTCGGTTAGTATTAAGAAGTTCATCTGCCTATCCTCACAATACTCACGAGCAGCAGACCATTTAGTTTGGTTCTTTGCGTATGTTAATGCAGCATTACGATATGAGGCAGTCCGTTTATTCTTTTCATTCGGTGGTTGTGTTTGTTTTTTGGGTTTTACTTCAATAATATATTTTGTGAGTTTACCAGACTTCTCACGAACTTTGATATAAAAGTCTGGATAATATCTCCTCACCTTACCATCAGGAGCTCTGTATGGTATAATAATTTCTTCACTACCCCACTGTAATATTGAAGGGTTATTGTCACAGAACACCATGAACTTTCGTTCCCATAGAGACCTGTAAACAATGTTCGTTGGGTTGCCACGATACTTTTGAGGGTTATTTGGTTTAAAATACCCAGAGTACGCCATAAATATAAAATGATCCAACATAGGTATTTAGCGTGTCCATCAATAAGTTCTTATCTACAATGAACGCTAATGGCGGTATGTCAATAGCAAATAGTTTTGTTGTACAAATTTTAAATGATGATGGCACACCTGCTGAGAACAATATATTTGAGTTTTTATGTGATGAAGCACAACTTCCTAATGTACAGGCAGCGACTGGAACTATTGAAGGTAGATATGTTGGTGAGGGTCAAGTAAATTATCCACACACTCGTGTTTTCACAGAAGTTCAACTTGGATTTCAGTGTGATGCTAACATGACACCATTAAAATACTTAAACAACTGGTTTGGTGAGATATATGGAGAACCACCCATAGAAGACGTTGCTATGTTTGATGATATATCATCAACTCCAGAATTATCAAATAGATCTAACAAATTGCAACTTCCAAAAAGTTATTGCAGGACAGTTAAAATCACAAAAACAGAGATAGGTCCTAATAGGGCACGATTGAGACCATCAATAACATACTTACTAGAGAGAGCATGGCCGTTTGCTATTGATGCGGTACCACTACAATTTGGATCTACCTTGATAACAAAGGTTACATGTCAACTTTACTACACTAGACATACCATCATTCACAATGATGTTGTTGCGTCTTTACCATTGTTAGATAGATTTCCTAACGCTGGAGCAAATGATATCCCATCATCAATTGGTCAGGGTTTAGCGTAGCAAAATTGACTTTTCAATTCCATAAAAGCGGGAAAATTTTTTCCGCTATTTTTTGTCTCAAAAAGTCGCTAAATATAAATATGACCTTGGAGTAGATATTATGGCATTGCCAACCATGGATTTACCAACGTATGAGTTGGAAGTTCCATCAACAAAGAAAAAAATTAAATTTCGTCCTTTTCTAGTAAAAGAAGAAAAAGTCCTGTTAATGGCACTAGAGACGGATGACGAAAAAAATATAAAAGAAGCAGTTCATAATTTACTAAAAGCTTGTATTACAACAAGAATTAAACTTGAGAATCTGGCAACTTTTGATTTAGAGTATATTTTCCTTAATATTCGTGCAGTTTCTGTTGGTGAAATTGTACAAATGAATATTACTTGTCAAGACGACAATGAGACGCAAGTTAAGTATAATCTGAATCTTACTGATGTTAACGTGTTATTTCCAGAAGGACATAGTAATAAAATCATGTTAACCGATAATTTGGGCGTTATTATGAAATATCCCTCTCTTGATGGGTTCGTTCAAGGACAATTTGCACAAGGTAAAGAATTTGACGTAATTAAGGTTGTTGCAGAATCTATTGATCAAATCTTCCAAGGTGAAGAGGTATATGATGAATCTACTACCACTAAAAAAGAATTTGTTCAATTTGTAGAAAGTTTGACAAATTCACAGATGGAAAAAATACAGGAATTTTTTGAGACATCTCCTAGACTAGAACATTCATTTAAAGTAGTTAATCCTAATACTGGTGTTGATTCTGAGTATACTTTAAGAGGGCTACAGAGTTTTTTCGGATAGCACTCTTCCACAACAGTTTGGAGGGGTACTACAAAACTAACTTTGCCTTGATGCAACATCATAAATACAGCTTGAGTGAGATTGAAAACATGATGCCTTTTGAAAGACAAGTTTATGTCTCTTTATTAATGCAATACTTGGAACAAGTTAAACAAGAACAAGAAAAACAAAAAAGGTAATGGCAGCAGGAACCGTAGCATACACTGATACCACAGGTAATAGGGATTATCTGGGTATGATTGCAGGTCAAATTGGAAGGCGTCTTAAAGAAGCTTCTGATATGGCGTCGGATGAACGTGCTTATGCAGAACGAAAAGCAGAAGAAGGTGGAACATCGTTAGATGAAGCAGGAATAGGTAAAGGATATTTTTTTGGGAGAGCCCTTGGTTCAAGATTTGGCGGAGATAGAATTGCCAGAACTAAGGGCAGGATGGGTATGGGTGGTGCAGGAACCAACCCTACAGGAAACTTT